ATTGTAGTTTGAAGAGGATCACTAGCATCAGACATTGTTGATGGTTTAGTTGAAGCTGTAGATCTTAAATCTATAAACTCTGGTGCTTTATATGGAGCAAACTTAGCTACAGATATTTGATCTTCATTATCGTAGTATCCAAAATCTTTTGTTATATTTATTTTCCTAGGTTGATTTCTATTATCTGTAAAAAATAATAAATCTTCTATCAAACTTATACCTGTAACAACAGAGTTTTTTGAAAAATTCAACCAATAACCAGATACAAGCACTTGACTAGAATTACTAGCTGTATTGAATACAGATATACTACATATAGCAGTTATTGGCGCTTTTCCAACACCATCAAAATCGGTTGTAAAATAATAAGCTAAAGCTCTAGTTTGATCTGTGTAAACCCCTATAATTTCTTGGTTTATTTCCGAACTAGTTGGTACAAGTGGTATTCTTTTTTCATTACCTAATATGGATTCTAAAGCACCAACATCACTTCCTTCTGATCTAGATACAGCTATGTTTAAAGCATCTCTATATTCGTTATTTGGTACAAGTCTCTCATCTAAATCTTTGTTCATTTTAGATTTGATGAAACTGTTTTTAGCTTCTGCCATGTGTTATGATTTTATCCATTTAGATTTACCTCTCATAACTTGAACTATTTCATCTAGTTTTATGTTAGATAATCTTATTTTAGCGTTTCTTAGTTTAGAACTTTTATCACGTCTAAGTCTTTGTACTATATACTCAGGTTGATTAATTCTAGTAGAGATTAAAGCATGTAATATATAAGCATACATTGCATCTTCAGCCATTTTAGGTACTCTACTATCTAAATCAAAAGCTAATCCATCTGATATATACTCTAATATTATTAATTTATCAACCATGTCGCTTGAGAACGATATTTTACCTTCTCTTTCGTTTAGATTAAAATAACCATTCATTTGAGCATATTGCGGATCCATACCATACATTTGACCAAAACCAGATCCTATAGTACTACCTAAGTCTCCCCAGTTATAAGCCCACATATCGTTTGTAAATTCATTAGTAAAATTACCATTAATAAACTGCTGATTAGCTTTGTGCCATCTTTCTTGTGTTATAGAAGTACCTTCTATATCGTTACCCCATTGATCTTGTGTAGGTATACCAGCTGAGTCTTGAGCTTGAGTATAATAAGGACTTGTTGTTAAATTATTTGTTGGATACAAAGGGCGTTTAACACCTAAAGCATCTATTGATGATATATTTACATAATTAACATAATCTTGTGGTAGAACTATAGTTAATTCATTAGGCACACTTAGCTCTGCTTGTTTTATACTTTTTAAAGTATCATAACTAAACTCTTGCATTGCTCTTTTAGTATGAAAAATTACATCAGTTCTTTTAACATTGGGTATTAATTTGCTTTGACCAACATAAGCAACCATGAAATTACTAATTATGTCGTTTAATTTAATGTAAGAATAACCTCCGTAGTTATCTTCAACAGTTTGACCATAAGCTTTTTCAGCTTCATTAACAGCGTACTTACCACCAGTTAATATAGTTAGTTGAACTACTATAAAAGCGTTAGCCACAGGCGAAGCTTCTAAAGTTATAGTCTTATCGTTGGTTACTGTTAATTTAGTAATCCATTGACTCCATGACCCAGCTAGACCAGTTGAACTAGTGTATACTTTAAAATTGTTTAAACCATAGTCTACGTTGCTAGGATTCCAACTATCAACATTTCCTAATATTAAGTTGCTATCAAAGTCAGTTATAAAAACCTGGTTAGCTGCAACATCTGCAGCTCCTCTAAATTCCTGTGAACCTTGATAGTATTGCTGAGAGTTTTCTGTTACTATCCCGTTATTTGTTGGTTGTATCGCCATTTTATATTAATTTCTTTCGTTTTGTTGCTCTTGAGCTATTTCGCTAGCTGCAGCTTGTACTATAGTTGGGTCCTTTATTACAATACCTGCGTATAACAATATTTGTATTATTACATTAACCTGTTCTGTTATGTCTAATTCAAAATTAACAGAAGTAGTTGGATCCCATACATAGTAACCAGATGTAGATGTAAAATTCCAACTTGGATTTGCTGGTTTTTTAATATAAGTCGCTTGAACATTTAGGTTAATTGTCTGAGGATGTATAATTATTTTTTTCCCTTCAAGTAAGTAAACTGGAAAATGATCACTAGGTTTACTTATAGGAGACATGTTTAACATAGCTAATTCGTTTCTTTGAACAGGTTCTACGCTTCTATCATCTCTATATAATACAGTTCCTAGTTTATAAAAGTCTTGTGGGAATAAAGTTATTACTATATTGTTAGCATTACCAGTTGGTAAAGAACCAGCTGTTAAACTAAGCACTCCACCTGCAATAACGAAGTCAGTATAAGGATTACCAAGATACGTTAGTACCACAGTGCTGTCTTCTACTTGACTTTGAGTTATAGTTGTTAGTGGATATGTTATTTGATTTGTTACAGTGGATATTAATTGAGTTCCACCTGCAGCGCCTGAAGATGTTGGCGTTGTAAAAAAGGCTGGTTGAGTAAGTGTAGCCGCGGTAAATGTACAATCACCTATGTCTTTAAAAACATCAAGTTTTTCTTGTACTGATTTATAGCGATTACCGTATTCACTATCATTTTGAGGCACGCGCATCTGTTGATTAACAGTTTCGAAATAAGTGTCTATTATATCAAGTTGAACTTGAGTAGCTAACTTATTAAACTCATTAGGTGTAAGATAACCTCTTTGTTCCTTATTTACTATTAACAAGACTGTTTTATAAACTTGATCTACGTTTATTGCCATTTTAATTTGTTTATTATAATATAGGCCCGAATTAACGAGCCCTATATTAGTATTACATGTTATTTAAGTTTTTTCTCGATAGACTTATATATTTCTACACCTTCGTCTGTTTTCAAGAAAGCAGCAAATGCTGCGTAAGGATTTTCTTCAAATGGAACTGTCATTAATTTCTTTTTATTACTAGCCCAAGTGAACGTACGTTGATCTTGTGAAAGTATTATTATCCTAGCCTCAGCTGCTTTAATACCAAAGTTTCTTAATTGAACATTTTCATCTTTTGCTAATTCCATAAACAATTGTGGATTTGATTTAGCAAATAAAAGTAAATCTCTTTTAATTTCTTTAGAGCTTAATTTATTAACGCTTGATCCCATTTCAACTCTAAGAACTGCTTCAGCTTGGTCAATGTCCATACCTTGTGCGGCTAATAGTGCTTCAATTTCCCATTCAATATATGCTAATTCAGATATAGCATCTTCTTGTGGTTTAAGTTCTTTAAACCTATGTTCAGCTAATGGATGATATAAAGAAAGCATTTTCTGTAGGTTTTGTTGAGTTTTTGGAACGGATAACGTACCGTCTCTAAAAGTTATATGACCCATTGTTGCTTCACCTTTTTGCTCGTCCACAAATACTGATGATTGGTTTGTTGCGTATTTTAATTCTCTTTGTTCTCCTAATGCTTCATCAAAATAAAGCAAAGGATGTTTTCTAGTATGTTTACTAGGTATCGTGAATGTTAATGGTGATTCATGACCTGTAAGATAGTAATTTCTATCTTTAATTTCCCAACCTTCTAGTTGAGTTGATTTTTGTTTTGACATAATATAATATAATTTAATAGTTTAAAAAGTAATAATTACCCCCGTGTTTAAAACGAGGGTAAGAATTACATTAGTTTTGAATCCTTAGATTCCTTTGAATAACACAAAGTTATTCGCAGCTTGAGTTACTAAACATCTTTCTGATAAGAAGTTTACTTCCATTGCATCTAAAGATGAAGTGAAAGCACCACCTACAGAACCAGTTAACCAAGACTTCATACGTCTGTCATCAGCTTGTGAAGCTCTATAACGAACGTGTAAGAATGGTCTTCTAATGTTTGTTCCTAAGATTTGATCATATACCGTAGAAGTTCCAGCAGGAATTAATACACCTTCAATAGATGCAGGTCCTACAATTGCTCCACGAGTAGAAGCATCATTTAAATATTTCCAGTCAGTTTTGTAGAAATCATAAGATCCACGTCTGAAACCAGAAAAACCTAAGTTTAATGCCATTTCTTCAGAATTTTCAAATAATCCAAAAGCAGTACCTCCAGCGAATCCACCAGAAATTGAAGCTAACATATCGTCAAAATCAAGAGCAGTAGATCTGTTCAAGAATAACATGTTTTCTTCGATTGCTCCTTGAGTATCTAAGTTTTTTAAGATAGCATCAAAAGAATCTAATCCAGCAGCAGCTGTAAATCCTGTTTGTACATTACCTCTTGCTTGAATTGCAGCAAATAAACCTTGAGTACCTCCAGATTGATTTGTTAATAGAGCAGGTCCACCAACTGATAATTCACCTTCAACCATTGCCATTTCTAAGTAATCTTCGAAACGTAATCTTGTTTCAGATTCAGCTTTTAAATACCATAAGTATCCTCCAGTTCCATCTTCAGTAGCTACTTCTACCCAACCGATCTGAGCAGTGTCAGAACCATTGATAGTATAAGTACTTCTAATGATAATAGGAGAATTGTTAAACTGTGTAAAAGCAGGATTAACAGTAACCATAGGGTTGTTTGCAGCAGCATAAGTATTTAAACCAGCTCCAGCATTACCTGTTGAAGTTCCTTTTTGGAAATCTGAACCATATACAAATATTTTGATGCTAGCAGCATCTGCTACACCAGCAGCAGCTAAAGTAGCAAAACCATAAGGTTCTACAATTAACTGTCCTGGATTACCACCACCACCAGCTACTCTAGTGTCAGAAGATCTTACAAAACATTTAGCTTCTCCACCAAACTGATCCATAACAACTATTGTTGCTCCTGGAGATATTACGTTTAGTATTGGATTTGCTACTCCAGCAGCAGTTACAGGAATTGTAATTGTTCCAGCAGCTGATACAGAAGTACAGTTTTGATAAGCAATGTGTAATCTATTTTGTTCTGACCAAATTACTTGATCAGATGTCATTGGCATCTCAGCCCCGACCATTCTTAGGAAACCAGATAAAGTTCTGTTTCCATATCTTTCTACCTCTGCTTCGTAAAGCTCTGGTAAGTATTGTTGTGCGAAATCGTTTTGACCACCTGTAAAGTTAAGGTAGTTTGACTGCAACGGTAATTGTGATGCACTTGGTACGATTGAACCAAATTGTGGAGCTAATGCCATAATTTTTGATTTTAATTAGTTAAACTTTCTTGTTTTAATTTTTAATTTTGATGAGTCTAATCCACTAATTGCTTTTACTTTTAATCCATTTATAAAGACATTTCCATCGGCAACTTGCCTAGGTCCGTCTTGAGATGGATTCTTAGATCCACTAATAACGTTTTTTACGCCATCAGCTTTTCCTTGTTCATAAAAATGACTAGCGAGCTTATCCGCATTCATAGCAGCATACATTGCTTTGTGGTAACCAGCTGGATCTACTAAACTACCTTTGTCGTCAGTATACTTACTAACGAAGTTGTTTACATCCACCTGAGTTTCCCCAACTTTATTAGGATCTTTAATACCATATCTAAATTTTTTATCTCCAACATTAAAATCAAAACCTTTGAATTCATTGCCAAATAATTTTTTAGTACGGTCTCTAAAATCACCATGTAATTGTGTTGCAGTTTCCTGCTGCTGTTTATATTGGTCGTAAAAACTTATAGCCTCTTGCTGTTCTTGAGTTACGCCTGGTCTCAACTTGATCTCATCGTAATATTTACTCTTTGAACTTTCTAGATAGTTCTTAGCATTTGCAACCTCTTCTTTAAACGCAAGTTTTTTCTTACGTATTTCTCTAGCTTCGTCTACATCTTCGTCAAACTCAAAATTGTCTTCCATTAGGAAACCAATCTCTTCTTGATCTAAATGAGGTTTAGCTTTTGTATAATATTCTCTTAATACATCCTTAGGACTGTGATTACTATAGTCTTTATTTAAAGCTACATAATCTTGAACAGTTCCACCTGTTTCTTCCATAAAAGAAACTAGTTTTTCGATGTTTTCTGGTAACGGTTTTCCAAGGATTTTTTCGTCTCTTTTAGCCTCCGCTACTTCTTTAGATATTTGAATTAATTCTTTTTTATCTTCTTGTGTTATTTCTTGGATTGGTGAAACTTCTTCAATAACTTTGTTGGGCTCTGATACTTGTTCGTCCACTCTAATGCTATCTCCGGTTTGTTTTTCCACATCCATCTTCGTTGTTTCTCCGATTTGAATGGCATCGTCTTCCGTTTTTAAAACCTCTACAGGTACTTCTACCTTTATAAGATCAGGCGTTACGCTTGCCGTTGCTTCTGGTTTTGTTAAATCTACCTTAATAACGTCATCGCTATTGGTATTACCTAAGTTTTTAGGTTTTCTTTTTTTAATCTTAAACTCGCCTTCTTGTTTAACGGGTTCGTTGTTTTGTGTTTGTTCTGACATGATAAAATATTATATAATTATTAAATAGTTAACTAGGCGGCATCATATTTTGTAAACCAAACGTGCCTAGTTGTGATGAATCTGTTCCTCCTTCAAAATCTACAGGAGCAGAATCGTTTTGTCGTTGATTTATTAATTGACTTTGTTGAGTTCCTTGTAATTTAACTCTTTTGTCTTTTCTATTTTCTATTTCTTTTTCTTTTTCCCCTTCAACACCTAGCTTTATTTGAGCTAATTGTTTTTGATATTCAAATTCTTGGGCCATCAATTGCTTTTTAACTGAAAGCTCTGTCTGCATTCTTTCTATTTCAAACTGAGACTTAGCTTGTTCGACTTGCACTTGAGATTGTGTTAAAGCTTGATTTTTTTGAACTTCAGCCATAGCAGCTGCTTCTGAAGTTTGTGCATTTGCCTGTGCTTGAGATTGAATCATTTTTTGTTGATTAGCTTGATCTCTTTCTAATTTCTTAGTTCTTTTTTGCTTTAATAATTGATTAGCTAATTTTAAATTCTTTATTTGACGTATATCTATTGCGTCTTCTAAATCAATACCTTGGTTTTGTAAAGATATTTGTATATTATTTTCTAATTGAGCTTTGTCTTCATCATCAGGTTCTAGTTCTAAATAAATACCAAAATCATGTAGATTTAGATTAGAAACTTCTTCTAATGTATTAGTGTTGTATAATGATATACTTTCTATTAAAGCGTTTTTAGTTAGAGGAAAGTTTAATACATCAACCATTTTTAGAGATATGTTTTCACATATTCTAAG